ACTTTAGTCGCATGTCAGGCTGTCGAGGCTTTAGAGGCTGTGACGCCTACTACATAGCCCCTCACACTTGCAAGAACTTTATAGTCTAATACGTTTGTTGCACCTGCGCAGCCTGGGTATGCAAGGACTATGCCAACTTTTTAGCCTGTTCAAAACTTTATAGTCTAATAAGTTTTGTGCGATGCAACACAGGCTGTCTAGCAACTATCGTGCCAACTTAGCGTCATCGCTGCATAGACTTTAGTCGTAGGGCTATGTTGCACCTGCACAGTCGCCTTAGACTAAAGTAGTATTGACCAGGGCTGTGAAGTGTGATGGGGGCGGGGGAGGGGCTTGACAGTTTTTATTTGTATTAGTACCTACACAGACTTGCTAGAGGGCAAAACGAGCAAGATGCTGCATAGCCTTTGAAGAAAGAAGTGTTATAAAGTAACATAATTAAATAAAAAGGCTGTATATCTATACAGTACTTTACAGCTCTTTAGCCTTTGATATTCAAGAAGAAAGGGCTTGACAGAACTTTTTAAGCTATTATTGTTAAAAAGGCTTGACTTTTTCTGAATTCTATGCTAGACTATTCCCCTATATAGAGACTTCAAAGCACATCGTATGACCATCGACACCCGTACTGAAACTCCTTCCTTTGAAGAAAAGGTTTCTTTGAACACTGAAGTCACTGAAGAGGCTATACAGACTATACAGGCTCCCCCTAAGAAACGAGGACGTCCCCGCAAAAGCGACATTGAAGCTAAGAAGCGAGGCAAAAGAGGAGTTGTTGGTAGACCGCCTGGCGATGCTGCTAGAATCAATGAATTCAAAGCTCGCCTCTTAGCCACTTCGGGTGACAAAGTAATCAACAAGATTATCGCCATAGCCTTGGATGATGACCATCCAGGACAGATGGCAGCTCTGAAAATGTGTATGGACAGAGTGTTACCTGTTTCTTACTTCGAAAAGGATAAGACGACAGGTGGAAGGAATGCAGTAAGCATTACGATAACTGGAATAGGTGGCGATGTCACCACAGTTGATTCAGGTGAAAAGGTGATTGAGGGAGAAGTCATAGATGTTGAGTGACGCTGTTCGCGAAACTATCAAAGAAGATTTGATTAAGCACGAAGGATACAAACAAGAGATCTACTTGTGCTCTGAAGGCATACCGACCTTTGGTATCGGACATGCCGTCAAAGAAGCGGACATCGAACACACTTGGCCTGTTGGTACGTTCATCGAGAAAGAACGAATTGACAATGCGTTTGAAGCAGACTTCGAAGACGCCTGTTCAGACTGTGGAGTACTGTTCTTACAATTTGCTTCACTGCCTGAACAGGTACAGCGCGTCTTAGTGAACATGGCGTTCAACTTAGGTCGTACGAGACTGGGAAGGTTTAAGAAGATGATTAAGGCTGTCAACGAAGGAAACTTCACTGAGGCAGCTAATCAGATGGTCGATTCCCGCTGGTACAATCAAGTAGGTAATCGTTCCATCGAACTAGAGAACTGGATGCGTAACGCTTGAGTGACTTGAATGTCGAGTTACTACCTTGGCAACAGAATGTCTTAGAGGCATCAGAACGCTTTAAGGTTGTTGCAGCAGGTCGTCGATGTGGTAAGTCCCGCCTAGCGGCCTGGATGCTCATCATCAACGCGCTACAGGCTGAGAGAGGGCATGTATTCTATGTAGCCCCTACTCAGGGACAGGCGCGAGATATTATGTGGGGAGTTCTACTTGAGCTAGCCCACCCCATCGTGAGTTCGTCTCACGTTAACAATATGCAGATCAAGCTCATCAATGGAGCCACGATCTCACTCAAAGGTGCTGATAGACCCGACACCATGCGAGGCGTATCCCTAAAGTTCCTAGTAATGGACGAGTATGCGGATATGAAGCCTCAAGTATGGGAAGAGGTGCTTCGACCTGCTTTGGCCGACCAGAAGGGCGGTTGTTTGTTTATTGGTACTCCGAAAGGACGTAACCACTTTTACGAGCTTTACAAGTACGCAGAACTCGAAGACGATGAAACCTATAAGGCATGGCACTTCACATCCTATGACAATCCGCTACTTGATCCGGAAGAGATCAATACGGCTAAGAAGTCTATGTCAAGCTATGCTTTCCGACAGGAGTTCATGGCTAGCTTTGAGGCTCTTGGGTCGGAGATCTTTAAAGAAGACTGGGTTGAGTTTTCTAAGGAAGAACCAGAGGACGGTGATTATTACATCGCTGTCGACTTGGCTGGATTCGCTGATGTGGCTAAGTCTAATGGTGCGAAAAAGTCTAGGCTGGATACAACCGCTATTGCCGTGGTAAAAGCCAACACAGACGGTTGGTGGGTAGCAGAGATTGTTTACGGACGCTGGGACATTAAGAAGACTGCTAAGAAGATCTTTGATGCGGTTGCTAAGTACAAGCCAGTCTCTGTAGGTATCGAGAAGGGTGCTCTCAAGAACGCTGTACTTCCATACCTCACAGATATTATGAAGTCTAACCAACGCTACTTTCGCGTTGACGAACTGACGCATGGTAACCAGAAGAAGATTGATCGAATTGTGTGGGGACTACAAGGACGCTTCGAAAACGGCCAAGTGACCCTAAACAAAGGAGAGTGGAATACTGAGTTCTGTGACCAGTTGTTTCAGTTTCCGAATCCGCTAGTACACGACGACTTAATAGACGCACTAGCCTACATTGACCAACTAGCAAAGGTTAGTTACTACGTTGACTTCGAAGAGGACGACTTTGAAGTCTTAGACCCTATCACAGGATACTGATATGTTTGAAGAGAACGACTTTTACGCCAATGAGAACAGCCTCGAAGGTTGGGTGATTGATAAAGTTAATTCGTGGAGAGATCACTACGAAGCTAACTACAAAGAACAATTCGACGAGTACTATCGTTTATGGCGTGGTCAGTGGGCGAAAGAAGATTCGATGCGTAATTCAGAGCGTTCGAAGATTATTTCACCGGCTTTACAGCAAGCTGTCGAATCATCTGTTGCAGAAGTCGAAGAAGCAACCTTTGGTCGTGGTAAGTGGTTCGATATTAAGGACGACTACGCAGACCAACAGCGCGGTGACATCCAAGTCATGCGTAACTTGCTGCAAGAAGACTTCGATTACTGCAAAACCCGTAAGAACATCGCAGAATGTATCCTCAATGCTGCGATCTTTGGTACAGGTGTGGGTGAAATTGTCCTCGACGAAGTGAAATATCGTCGCCCCGCTACTGAACCAGTCATGGATGGCACTGCAATGGCCGTCGGTATCCGTGAAAGTGACCGTACAGTCGTTAAACTACGCCCTGTACTGCCTCAGAACTTCTTAATTGACCCTGTAGCTACCTCAATTGAGGAAGCACAAGGCGTAGCCATCGATGAATTCGTACCTTTACACTCTGTAGAGATGCTACAAGAGCAGGGTGTGTATAAAGATGTACCAATTACCGTCGAAGCACCGGACAACGACCTTGAACCAGACCAAAACTTAACAGTCTATGACGAAAACAAGGTACGTCTAACGAAATACTACGGCCTTGTACCGCGTGATCTGTTCGATATGGCTACAATGGAAGAAGACGAAGAGATCGTCGAACTGGAGGCTTCTGAAGGGGCTACAAAGTACATTGAAGCGGTCGTTGTTATTGCCAATGGTGGAACTCTGCTCAAGATTGAAGAGAATCCATACATGATGCAAGACCGTCCAGTCGTTGCATTTGCTTGGGACGTTGTTCCAGGACGTTTCTGGGGTCGTGGTATCTGTGAGAAAGGCTTTAACAGCCAGAAAGCGCTCGATACAGAGCTTCGTGCTCGTATTGACGCCCTAGCCCTTACCGTACACCCAATGATGGCTGTAGACGCCTCTAGGTTGCCTCGTGGCTCTAAAATGGAGGTACGTCCAGGCAAGACTATCTTGACCAACGGTAACCCTGCTGAGATTCTTCAGCCATTCCGGTTCGGTAACCTTGATCCTAATACGTTTAACCAGTCTGCATCGTTACAGCAGATGGTACAGATGGCTACAGGCGCTATTGACGCTGCAGGCATCCCAGGATCAATTAACGGTGATGCAACAGCCGCTGGCATTTCGATGTCACTTGGTGCAATCATCAAACGTCACAAGCGTACACTCATTAACTTCCAAGAAGCTTTCTTGATCCCGTTTGTTCAAAAAGCTGCGTACCGTTACATGCAGTTTGATCCAGAGCGTTATCCGACAGACGACTACAACTTCTGTGTGTCTAGCTCTCTTGGCATTATTGCACGGGAGTACGAAGTTACTCAGCTTGTACAGCTTCTACAAACTATGTCACCTGAGTCGCCTCTCTACCCAGCACTCATCGAATCCATCGTAGATAACATGAACTTGTCTAACCGTGAGGAATTGATTGCTAAGCTGAAGCAGGCTGCACAACCTAATCCTGAAGCACAGCAATTGCAACAGGCTCAGGCTCAAGCTCAGATGGCTCAACTACAAGCACAGACAGACGCATTCTCTGCATCCGCAGAAGACTATCGTGCTCGTGCAACTAAGAACATGGCTGATGCTCAAATTGCAGCATTCGAAGCCGAAACAGATCGGATCAATGTCCTGATGAAGGGCGATCCAAACAAGGATGAGTTTGAGCGTCGTGTGAAAGCGGCAGAACTCTTACTCAAAGAACGTGAGTTAATGTCCAAGGAGACACCTCGTGATAACGAAAGCAGAACTGCAACAAGTCCTCGACCAAGTGAACCACAAGTTCAACAGCCTTTTTCAACGCTTGGAGGAGCTGGAGAAGCAATCCAATAAACCTGTCGCTAGCACAAATCGTGCCAAAAGTCAACAAAAGACTTGACATTTGTAAAAACTTGTGATAGACTATTGAGGTTATATGGATACCATAGAAAAGCAATACGAAGACTATTTCGATCTGTTTAGTCGTCCTGGATGGAAACTTCTTATGGAAGACGTTCAAGGCATGATACAAGGGATCGACTCCTTAGACTACATTAAAGACCATGATGATCTTATTGACAAGCGTGGTCAGCTCAAAGTACTTCGTCGAATGCAAGGCTTTGAGAATGCAATTCAAACAGCTTACACGGAGTATTTAGGTGCTAAGACGCTTTGATTTCCGTTGTAAGAACAACCATATCACTGAGCATTGGATAGACGCTGACGAACAGCCAACCTGTCCAATCTGTGATGCAGAGACAACAAGATTGTTATCTGCACCAAATGTATCTCTTGATCCTATTAGCGGTTCGTTTCCTGGGGCAACTATGAAGTGGGCTAAGGATCGTGAAAAGAAGATACAGAAAGAGCGTAAGGCAAACTCGTAAGAGCCCTTACATGTAAAAAGGCTACTTCCACAATGCGATTATGCACGGAGTTTTATGGCTACTTTTATTGACGAGCGACCAGAAGAAGAAAACGAAGAGTTCGAAGATCTCAATGCAGAGATCGAAGATGTTAACCCAGAAGAAGTAATCGAGGAGCCTGAACAGGCCAACCAAGAAGAACCTTCACCCACAGACGAACTGCCAGAGAAGTATCGAGGCAAATCTGATATTGAGATTGCTAAGATGCACATGGAAGCTGAGAAGCTTCTAGGACGACAGTCTTCTGAGGTTGGTGAACTACGAACTATCGTAGACGACTTCGTAAAGTCACAACTTGATACACAAAAAGCTGCCCCGCAGCAAGACGAAGAAGAACCGCTAGATTGGTTCTCTGATCCTGATAAAGCCCTTGAACAGGCTTTAGCAAAGCATCCTAAACTCAAGGAAGCTGAAACCGTATCCCAGCAGATGCGACAGGCACAAGCCTTAGCAGAACTGCAAACCAAACACCCAGACTATCAAGAAGTTCTTGGTGAGAAAGCGTTTGGTGAGTGGGTATCAGCCTCTAAGATTAGGTTGCAACTGTTTAAACAAGCAGACGCCCAGTATGATACTGAAGCTGCTGATGAGCTGTTAACTCTCTGGAAAGAGCGTCGACAGTACACTCAACAGGCTGTATCAAACGAGAAGACTGCTCGTAAAGAACAAGTTAGAGCTGCCTCTACAGGCTCTGTATCCGGATCAGGTGAAGCACCTAGCAAGAAGATCTATCGTCGGGCTGACTTAATTAAACTAATGCAAACCGACCCCGATCGATACATGAGCATGGCAGATGATATTCAGCGAGCTTATGCAGAGAAGAGGGTACGATAATCCCATTCTGTAAGGAGCTTTAAAATGGCACTGGGTTCAAACCATGTCACTAATACTACAGCTGCAACTTTCATTCCGGAGCTGTGGAGTGACGAAATCGTAGCGGCATACAAGAAGAATCTTGTACTCGCCAACCTCGTAAACAAAATGCCTATGAACGGCAAGAAAGGCGATGTTCTTCACATCCCTAAGCCTACTCGTGGCGCAGCATCTGCAAAGACTGCTGAAACTCAAGTAACTCTTCAGGCTTCAACTGAGACTGAAGTAACTGTCACTATCGACAAGCACTACGAATACTCGCGCTTGATCGAAGACATCACCGAAGCACAAGCATTGGCTTCACTTCGTCGTTTCTACACAGACGACGCAGGTTACGCTCTTGCTAAGCAGGTCGACGACGACTTGTTTGTTCTTGGTAAGTCACTTGGTAACGGTACTGGTGCTTCTTGGGTACACAACAACGCTTACCAGATCAACACGTCTACTGGTGTGATCGAAGCGTACGACGCAGACGGTACTGCTGACATCGGTGATTTCACTGACGCTGCATTCCGTGGTTTGGTACAAGAGTTAGATGACGCTGATGTTCCTATGGACAACCGCGCATTGATCGTACCTCCATCAGCGCGTAACACTATCATGGGTATCGACCGCTACATGTCTTCTGACTTCGTAAACGGTCGTGGTGTTAACAACGGTCAAATCGGCCAGTTGTACGGCATCGATGTGTACGTTACTTCTAACGCTCCAACTATTGAGACAGGCGTTAAAGCCGGTATCTTGTTCCACAAGGACGCTATGGTTCTTGCTGAGCAGGTTGGTGTACGTTCACAGACTCAGTACAAGCAAGAGTACCTCGCTACTCTGTTCACTTCTGACACTCTCTATGGTGTTGAAGTCATTCGTCCAGAATCAGGTGTTGTAGTAGCACTACCTGCATAAGGACTATCTAGGCTAGGGAGTCTCTATGGCTCTCTAGCCTTCCCTATTCTATACTGGAGAGATCAATGGCAATTTATCGTGGCCCAGGTGGTGCAGGTGATGCAAACGCAGATATCACCATTAACCTTGTCACAGAGCTAACTCAGGATGCGGAAAATGCACGAGATGCCGCCGCCTCTTCAGCAACTGCTGCGGCTGCTTCAGCTACTGCCGCTTCAGGCTCTGAAAGCTTAGTTGAATCTTATAAGAATGCTGCACAAGCAGCTCAGACAGC